TGTTCTGCCGGATGTGCCATTAGTCAGCATTTTTCATTATCTTCTTAATAGAGCCCTTATGGTTAAAGGTTTCTTGCTCCATAATATTGACATTGTTCACAATCTTATATTTAAGAGTGTTAAGATGAATATCTATTGTACCATCTCCTCCTTCATTGTTGTACCAGTCTTCTATACCCTCTAATAAAGGATAAGCTAAGTCTTGTACACCATTATGATCAACAGCAAGTTCATCATGTTTGATCTCTGTATTCTCCTTATCAAAATAAGAAACTTCATCAATTCCACCAGAATCTCCTGATCCTGAATAACTCACTACTATGCGAGCTACTCCATTATCTTTTAATGATATGATGGCCTTTTGCCATGTAAGTTTATCTAAATTTTTACTCATGTCTTTTGTTGTTTAAAGAACCTTCCTAGGATATTACCATTAAGATAGCAATCATGCTCAAGAACTTCATAGTGAAACTGATACTTTACCTCATAATAGGTAAGCTCTGTTTTACTCATACATATTCTTATGATCTCTCGCTTAATTTTAATACCTTCTTCATGTGCCTTTTTAAGCACTGCATTACTGCTGTAGTAGTTGTGATAAGCTAGTTTAGTTACTCTCTCATAAGTTTTCTTTCTCTTATCTGTAGAGAGCTTCTTCTTGCTTAGTTTTTTCTTCCGCGTAGATTGGAAGTTCTTTTTGCCCAGATAGGCATAAGATCTTCCATCTATTATAGCACTCATCTGATAGATGAATCCTACAGCGCCTGGTGGGATGTCTTCATCCCTAAATATTTTTCCTTGGTATAACCACATTAGTCCGGAATAAGATCTTTAACCTTTTTGATATTAGCTAATATGTATCTCACATCTCCAGGATGATCTCTGAACCATTTCTTGATATCTGTATAAATACCAGAACTACTTCCTTCACAACGATGCTCCATTCTTTCAATGCAAAGATCAATATTTTGATTAATTGCATCATTCTCTTCTTCAAAGAGACAATCATCTTCTGATTTATAAGCTTTAATTACTTGTACTTTCATGATAGTTTTTGTTTAATGCATTCTTCTGCTACATGCCAGTTCTCATGATCTGGTGAATGGAGTAATGTTATAAGTCTTTTGACTTCTGCATTATCAATTTCTTCCATAACTCTCAATAGAGAGATATGATCTATTGCTATTTTGTATCTGTTATCAGATAATCTTGGCTTCTCTTCAGATACTGCCATTTGTGAATCGCTCATAGGGTCTACTGCTTTTTTATAAATATCTCTTGGGTATTTTAAATCTGGTTTACTCATGCTAGTATTGTTGCAGGTTTCATTAACTTATCTTTTAACAGAGGAGTCAATGTATCACGTACTTTAGTTAGGGTTGTATCTCTTACTGAATCTGATAGATCCTTGGACATATCTAGAGTAACATAAGGAAGATCATACTTCTCTTTATATTTCTTCATAGACTCTAGTCCTGGTGCATCATTATCAAATAAAGTACAGATACCTTTATATTTGTGTTTAAGGGCGGTAATCACATGCTCTTGGATAACTATGTTTTCACTATCCGGAGCTATTGCTTCTGCATTCTTATATCCTAGCTTTGTGAAAGCCATGACATCTTTTAGTGAACTGCAGATCACAAGATAAGGTACCTTCATTGTAAGTTGATCCATTCCTTGAATGTAATCTTGTACTTTTATGAACTTATAATCCTTTACTAAAGGATGATAGATCTTATACAAGGTTCCATCCTTGCGGAAATAACCATACATGTTTGTACTCTTAATTACTTGCTCTATTACTTTCCCATCTTCTTCTTTGCTCAATTTATATTCTGAGAGAGGTGCTATCTTATAAAATTCTAGCAACTTAGATCCAATATGGAATTTACTCCAGTATTTGTCATCAAAGTTACTCCAAGATCTTGTAGTGAAATCCACTACTTTGTACTTAGATCTTTTCTTGAATTCTCTAATGCCTTCATTCTTATTATTAAGGATGAAATCATTATAATCTTCAATAATTTTATGAGCAGTCTCTCCGCGTGTAGTAAGCTTTGGCTCACTTAACTCCATTATCAGGTTTATGGCATCACCGGACTTCCCTGTAGAGAAATCCTTATACTTGTAAGTACTGTTTGATGCATAATATATGCACATAGAGGGGTTCTTATCAGCCTTGTTGAACACTGATTTAATCTTTACATCCTGGCCGGTTAACTTTTCCTGCAGTTGTAAGTAGTGTTCAAATATCCATTCTCTTGGAACCTCTGTTATGTCTGTGATTAATGATTTAGTTCTTAGCATGACTCTCTGTTAAAGATTAATAATCTTTTTTTTGCTCTTACTGTTAAAAATACTACCAAATCTTTTGATTCAGCTATTTCTAAATATTCTTTACCGTGCCTATTGAGATCTTCTTTAGTGATATCATAAATTGTTATGTATCCCTTGTCTAATCTTGTAATGACACTAGATTTTACATGATGAGCCATAAGAGCCATCTCTTTCTCATCATAGTATAATGTATTGTTAGGCATAGACTATTTGCTAAAAAAGGGGAGCTGTATTACTCCCCTTATTAAATCTATAGTTCAAAATCTGAACCTGCTTTTGCATCTGTACCAAATCCTTCAACCTTCTCCTCTTTTTTCTTGCGGATATGATCTTTCTCATTGTATTTAAGTAATTTTGATGTTGTTACATCATCCTTCTCTACTGGTGTACCTTCCTTAGAATACTTAGGCAAGAATAATTCATATGCCTTGTAGCCTCCGCGGTTAGTATATTCTTTACCACCAATACAAAATCTGAAGAACTCATCTTTAAATGGCTTGTCTTTAGCAAAAGTTGCAAAGATGGACTGAATTGTCTCATGCTTCTCATCTTGTGCATCAAACCATGGTAAACATCCTAAGCTTGTGCATAGTTGTTTAAGATATTTCATCATTTCTTTATCCCTGCTTACAGGAACTTTGCTTTTAGTTTCTCCATCAGCAAAAGCCCATTCTGTAGCTTTTACTTGACCCACTTTACCTTTGTGACGACCTAACTCAGGCTTGTCTTTATTAATAAAGAACCCTTCAAACTCTTTTCCAAGATCTTCTCCTTCTAGATGAAGCATTACATTTAAGGCTCCTTCTTTGAACTTGAATTCTTCAAGAGTTACATTATTAATTTTACATAGGCTTGTTCCCGGATCTAATGTCTTTGACACTCCACCTTCTCCATCAGTTTTGATGTTCTTTGTACTTAACTTGTTCATATGATTTTTTTATGGATTATTATTTTTCATAGCTGATCATCTGCTTTCTTACAAGCTCAAGATCATTTGCTATATCAATTGTTTCAAACATTCCTCTAGGAGATTTGCAAGTGTTCTCACCATTATTTTGGGTTTCAAACACATACTTCACACCTAGTTCTTTATCTTTCTTTACTTTACCAAACAATACTACAGAGTAAAGACCTTCTAATGTTAGTACATTATCAATCATCTTTCCAATAGTTTTTGCTTTCATTCTCCGGTTTCCTTCTGGATCACTACTCTCTTCTGCATGAGTTAAGAAGAAGATAATTAAATCATCTCTTAAATCTTTGGGAAGTGTAGCTACCCTAGATAGGTTACTAGCCATCTTGGTAAATTTATCATAACCTTTCTCTAAAGCTTTTTCCATATACTCAAATCCTGACATGTATTGAAAGTCATCAATAACAATGGATTTGATCTCAGGTCTCTTCTCAGAGATATACTTCATACAAGCTATGATATCATCAGCACCAGCTTTGCCATAAAGATTCCCTGCGGGAGTCTCTTTAGACCAAGTTGTATACTTTGTTTTCCAGCCCTTAAAAGGTAATGGCTTATTAGCCACATTAATTATGAATGTTGTTTTTGGATCAAGGTTCTCAATGGCTGTTGATTTGCCACTGCCTGATTCTGCTATGATTAATACGCTTTGGGCCATGTTCTTATTTTTTAATTATATTGTTTAACCATTCTTTCCTGCTTACCGGTTTAGCAAGCATGATTGCTGCTAGATCTCTGATTGTCATCTCATTTATAGGAGGATCTGTATCAGGGTTTGGTAAGTTAAATTCAAATTCTTTAGGTGTCTCTATAATTGTTCTGATCATAGCCTCGGGGCTATATCTCTTTATTACTTTCAATTCATCTACTGGTATAAGATATCTTACATGTCCTGTACCTGGTGTAGGATCTGTTTTTTCATACTCCTCTTCAAAATGAGGGTTGAATTTCCATAAATACAGAGTTCTATCTGGATCTTCTGGCACATTGTTTCTGTCTGTAAATTCCAGATATACATCTTGCCCTTTGCTTATTTCACTATAGAAAAAGCTTACATGCAATTCTGTTTTATCTGATGGCTTATAAGCCAATTTAGGAAGTAATGAATAATCAATTACTCCTAATTCTGTTAATGTCCCCTTGTGAAATTCTTTGATTTTCTTAAGGTTCTCCTTCTTGTCCTCTGGACTGTTGGTTACTGCTGTACTCATATTGTTCTTACTTTTCTTTCTTGTCTAGCCGGTGTAGGCAATTCATCCATTGCCATCTGTTTAAATCTTGTTCTAAAGAATGCTACACCAGTCTCTCCATTTCTACATTTTAAGAAATGCATTGCTAAAATCTCAGGATCTTGACCAATTACATATCTCTCTACTCCATAATAATTAATCTTTTGTTTACCTGGAGCATTAAGTCCTATTAATGTATCAGCATGCTGAAGTAGGGAATCTGATCCAAATATATCAGATGGTAATATAAAATTACCATACTTGCCATCTTCATTTCTCTCAGGAGCATCAATATTTCTATTGAGCTGGCTAAGAATGATAAAGGCTATTGGATACTTTCTTTTAAGTGCTGTTACAGTTTTACCTAAAGCTTTTAACATACTCATATCATCACCATAAGGAGTGTTCTCCAATAGTAAAGAATGATCTAATGTTATAATTGTATTCTTGTATACTGTTTTAGCTTCATCTTTACCTGTTACAGCATTTCTTTCCATGATCGTAGTAGAGTATAGTTTCATATAATCTTCTATAATTTCTTTAAATTCTAAAACATTACATGCTTCCTCTACTATATCAATAGGATATTTTAATCTGTCTTTAGCATAAGCTTTACATAGCTCAAAATGCTCATCACTTAATTTTCCATCTGCGCTACAGAGATACTTATAACCCTTTGCTATATGGGTTGAAAATTCTCTAATTGCTGAGTTCTTACCCAACATCTCAAACTGAAACTCAAGAACCCTAAAGTTCATAAGTGGATTAAGATTAAATGCAGCATTTACAAGTAAACTTTTAATTAAAGTCTTACCTGTTGCTGGCCTAGCTCCTATTACGGTTGTGCTATGCCATTCAATTCCATTGGTTGTTGCATCATTAAATGTACTCCATGGAGTTTTAATACTTGTTATTTGACCTGTTTGTCTACCTTTTAAATAAGACAAGGATTCTATAAAAGCCTCTCGTTGAGTCTTCCACTTTGTTGGTTTGGTCATGGATTAATTATTTATTAATGGGATAGTAAATATAGCTTTTTAGCTCTATAAATACAAACCTTTTATGTAACTTACTGAGGCTTAATTGTTAAAAATTAAAAGACTTTTGCTGTGAATTTAGGATCTTCAAAATCTTCTCCACTCCTTACTAATTCACAATATCCAGCTAGATCTGAAATCCAGGACTTATCACTATCTTGCTTTCTTATAAAATATCTAGAAGTTCGGGTATACTTATAACCTTTCTTCTCTTCTTCTTCTATATAGTAAGCTGCTCCAGCATGTATTTCATCCCAAGTATAGTCATATTCTTTAAAGAATTCTCTGAAAGCTATAACAATCTCTTTAAGAGGTGATCTTGCCGGTTTATTACTTGGCAATTTCATCCGCGGGAAGATCTCATTATACTTTTCAGCATTAGCTTCAAAGTCTTGACCCATTAATCCATTGTTGGACTTCTTTATCTGCACACCAAAGTATGAATCTATCTTACCTATCAAGGTTAAGGCTTTAGGTTGTAGTTGATAATTGAATCCACCTTTAGCATCCGGTTGAGACATTATAAATTCACTACCTATTAACCCTCTAAGTTCTTGGTGAAGATTAAGAGTAGGTGTTGATATACCTTGATTCAAGCAATGTAACAGATAAAATTGATTAGGTGTTAACCCTTCTTGTGTAATGTGATTAAACACTACTTCTATACCTATTTTATTCTTTGCCATAGTTTATAATTCATCAATTACGGCATTGTAATTATCTACACCTTCTTGATCATGACCTCTTCTGAGTAACCATTCTTCAAATTGTGCTTGATGACCCATTTCACTTAGAAATGCAGCCATATCTTTTAATACTTCTTCTACTTCAGGCATATGTATTGGTTTTTATGATTGTTATTTTAGAATAGTAGCTACCAGTTTCCCAGTAGCTACTTTCTCATTATTTATTGTCTATAAGCTTGCTGCTTAGTAAAGCATCTAACAAACCATCTCTTGAACCATTTGCTCCACCTTGAATAAAAGTAGTAGGTAATACCAATTTAGAGATTGCTGTTGCTACACCGATTTTAGTCTTCATCTCAAAGTCTGCTTTATCCCATGGACTCAAACCAGCTTGCACCAATCTTGAGGCTTTATAGGCTTCTGCATCAGCATCTGTCTTTACAACCTGAGCGGCAAATATAGCTGCTTCCGCGGCCATCTTCTGCTCTAACTTGTATTGCTCTGCTAATTGTACCTTGGTCTGAGCTGCTACAACTTGATTTGTTTGATCAACCTTCTTAGCATACTCTGTTTCAACTAACTTTTTCTCACCTTGAGCTTTAGCTGTAAGTGCTTGTTGCTGAGCTGTCATCAACTGTTGTCTAGATACCGATGCTGCAGTTGCGGCTTCAATCTTCTTTGTTAACATGTTGTCAACTTGTTGTTGGTAATCTACATCTGTAATCTGAGCGTCATCAATAGTAATTCCATACTCCTTTATAGAGCTGAACTTTCTTTGAGTATGACCATCTTTATCAGTTTTGATTACCACTTCATAGGTTTTCTTAGTAGCTTTCTCAAGACTATCATAAACATTAACTGTAGATACTTTCAATAAGAAAGCACCATTCTTCAGTTGATCTAAATAATCCTGAACCATCTGAGCTCTCCCTCCTGAGTAACACATTTCTGAACTCATTAATTGAGATGAAGACTGTAAACACTCTTGAGTATAAGGCGCTAACCTACGCTTTACTAAAGCTTCTGGTGTACCATGAGTATTATGCATCTCCAACATCTCTGCTTCAGTAGAAGGCAATCTGTATTGTACAATA